AGAGATCGTTCATGGGTGCTCAAGAGCAATCTTCAATCAATCATCAACAAGAAGTTCAACAATGATTGAAAGATGGAATCATGGACTTGGATATGGATCTAGCTTTGAACAAGAAGAGAGATTCAGAATGGAGCAAGACAGACTTGAGTTCAGAGGCAATGAACTCAGATCGGAGCTTGAAGAAGAGGATCAACAGCTACTTGCAGAAGATCTGGAAAAAGATGATATTGAGGAATAGTAGAAAGTAGCATAGTTATGATTAGTATATTCATGAGGCAATCTGAGGAGATCAGGTTGTCTTTTTTTTTGTCAATTATCAAGATTGATCAAAAAACAGTACCTTGTATGTACACAATTGAACTCAACTGAAAGAATTGCAAACAAATGGAAACATACACTTCTCTAGCAACTAACAATCAAGGTCAATCTCTAGGATATAGCAAGACAATCAACACCACATCAAGTGACACCATTGTTGCTCTCTCAGAAGCAAAGAGTTTCATGGGTATTGATCACAGTGATGATGATACTTTGATTGGCAGATTGATCAACATGAGCATTGATATTGCTGAGAGATACACTGGATCAATGATCAAGAGAAGAACAATGACTCTTGAGTATGATCAACACGCAAGCTCAATTCTTCTACCATTTCCACCACATATCTCAGTGGATGCAGTGAGAACAAAGGTTCTTGGAGTGGAGACAGCACTTGCATCTGATGAGTTCTTTTTGACTGGTCAAGATCAGAAAGTTCTTCATCTCAAATTTCCAGTCAGGTATCAAGGTCTTGAAGTTGACATCACCACTGGATTTGGTGCAACTGATGTTCCTGATGGAATCATCATTGCTCTTCTCAAGATCATCAACTCACAGTTTGAGGATAGGTCAAATGTCGCAGGTGGAACCATTGTGACAAAAATGCCAAACGATGCCAAGAGCATCTTGAATCATTACAGAAGGAGAAGCATTTGAAGAAAAAATTCTACAACATTGGAGACTTCAGACACAGAGCACAGTTTCAGAAACTCAGCACAACATCTGATGGAGCAGGTGGTTTCACTAATTCCTACACCACAGTTTCAACTGTACCTTGTAGGATAGAACCAAAATCAGGCACAGAGAGACTTGAGTCAGGTCAGGTGATAGGTAATGTCACGTACAACATTGTAGTTCGTCACAGCTCAAATTTCAGTCCTTTACTTAGCAATGATTACAAGATCAGTATTGCATCAGGCATCTATCAGGGATCATACAACATCAAGTCATCTATCTTGATGGATGGACCAGTCAAGTACTATCATATTGTAGCAGTGAAGAAATGAGCAAGAACAGACTCAGATACAAGATCAAACCTGCAAACATGAAGAAAGCCTTGAATGACATCAAGAAGAAGTCAGCAGGATTTGAGCAGAAGGTTCAGGATGAAGCAAACCTTTTCTTGTTTAGAGTTCACAGAGGAGCTGTCAACAACTTGAGGAGACATTTGAGTGGAAGCAGTGGATCAAACAGACTCATGACTTCATTGCAAGTGGAGACAGCAAAAAAGAAAGATGTGTTCAGTGGCAATGTTCATGCTTCAGTGTTTTACGCTCCGTATGTTGAGTTCGGAACCATCACCAAAGTGAAAGTTCCAAGAGGATATGAGGACTTTGCAATACTCTTCAAGGTGAGCACTAGAACAACGGGTGGAATGGCTCCAAAGCCATACTTGATTCCAAGTTTTGAAGAAGAAAAAAGAAAACTTCCTGATATTTTGAAAAAGATTGATATATGAAACTCCCAAACAAACTTCTGCAAACAGCATACTTCACAACACTGAATGGAAACATCACTCATGATGGATCAAACGTTCCAGTTTTTGATGTGATTCCACCATCTCAAGACTACCCATACATTCATTTAGGTTCACAAGAGATTGCTCATGTAGGGTCAAAATCATCCTTCACAGTGGAAGCAAAGATCACAGTTGATGTGGTGACTGGCTTTGAAGGATCTTTTGGTGGCAAGAGTCAAGCGTATGACATTGGTGATTCAGTGACTCAACTTATTGTGACAAGGGCACAGTCTTATTTCAGTATGACTGGATTCAATTGCTTTGTGAGTGAGCTTGACAGTTCAACCATTTTGGAAGAACTAAGTGAAACCCATATCTTATATGTACACAAACTCAAATTCAGACATTTAATACAAGAGATTTAAAATGGCAAAAATTAATGGAACCAGTTTTTTGATTGTTGTTGACGGTGGTGCTATTGCTCACAGTACAAGTGCATCAATATCAATCGACATGGACACAATTGATGTATCATCCAAAGACTCAGCAGGAGTTCAAGAACTCATTGCAGGTCAGAGAAGTGCAACAGTTGACTTTGAAGCACTTGTTGATTTTGGTGCTCAAGGACTCACTGATTCAGGTGGAACAGCAATGAAAGGTCTTGATGATCTTTTCACTGTGTTCAACAACAGAACTGCTATCAACTGGCAACTGGCAACTGGAGCATTCGATGCTTCACCAAAATTTACTGGAAGTGGATTGATCACATCATTGTCAATGGATGCACCAATGGAAGATGTGACAACGTTTTCAGGATCGATTGCAGTAACTGGTGCAGTCAGCTTCAGTGAGTCTTAATGAATCTATTTAGGGCAGAAGTTGAGATTGCCATTGGTGGCAAGAAAAGACTCTTCAAGTTTGGCATCAACCAACTTGCACTCTATACAGAGAGACACAAGATTTCACTCTCAGAGGCAGAGATGTCAGTTGCTCAGATCAGGGATTTGTTTTGGTCTGCTTTAGTATGTGGAGCAAAAAAGAAAAAGCAAGAAGTTGACTTTGATGAGTGGGATGTTGGAGAGTGGATTGATGATATGGATCAAGCTGATTTTGAGACTGTGATTGAAGCGATGAATCAATCCTTCCCTGAAGGTCAAGAGAAAAAAGGTTCTAAAAAAAAGTAGAATGGGAAGATGTCTTTGAGGTTGCTTATGTGGATCTCGGACTTCTTCCTGAGCAATTTTGGGATCTTACTTGGAAGGAATTTGACTATTTAGTAAGAGCAAAGCAGAGCAGAGACTATCAAGTTTGGGATGTGGCAAGAACAATTGGAACATGGATCTTGTCACCACATACAAAGAAAAAGATAAAACCAAAAGATTTGCTTAAATTGCCTGAAGTCACAGATGTGAAAATAAGCACACTGGATGATTTTAAAAGAGCAGTAAAAAACTACAATCATGGCAAATCCAAGACTTCAAGTTGACTTTGTTGCAAATCTTCAACAGTTCCAAAAAGGTATAGGAAGAGCAGGCAAATCTCTTGAGAGATTCGGCACAAGGCTCTCAGCAATTGGTGCAAAAGCTACACTAGGACTCACAACCCCATTAACATTGGCAGGTGGATCAGCCATCAAGCTGGCGATGGATATGGAAGAGAGTCTCAACAAAGTTGATGTGGCTTTCAAAGAATCTTCATCATTTGTCAAGCAGTTTGCAGACACAACTCTTGAGTCTTTTGGTATATCTTCAAATCAAGCTCTTGAGAGTGCTTCTCTCTTCGGAGACATGGCAACATCAATGGGATTGACAACTACGCAATCAGCAAGCATGGCAACTCAGCTTGTTGGACTTGCAGGAGACTTGTCATCGTTCAAGAACATTCAAGTTGAAGTTGCAGAGACTGCACTTGCAGGAATCTTCACTGGAGAAACCGAAAGCTTGAAAAGGCTTGGAGTTGTGATGACACAGACCAATCTTGAACAGTTTGCACTGTCTCAAGGCATCACCAAGAACATCAAGCAGATGACAGAGGCAGAGAAAGTCAATCTGAGATTTGCTTTTGTGATGGAGAAAACAAAGAATGCTCAAGGTGACTTTGCAAGAACAAGTGAGGGATCTGCTAACCAGTTGAGAATCTTCCAACAAGGTCTTGTTCAACTTGGAACTCAGTTTGGAGAGATACTCTTACCAATGTTTCAAAAGGCTATGGAAAGACTCAATGGAATATTGACAAGTATCACAAAGCTATCACCTGAAACAAAAAAATTCGCACTTGGTCTTGGAATGCTTGTAAGTGCTCTTGGTCCAACTGTGTTGCTTATCGGAAAAGCTTCCATTGCAGTTGGTAAATTAATGGGATCAATTAAAAAACTAGATAAGGCAACACTCATCCTAAGGCTTAAGATACTTGCAATCACAGCAGTCATTGCAGGACTGGTCACAGCCATTCTTTATGTGAAAGAGAATTTTGACAGCTTTGCAATCTTCTTTCAGAATCTTTGGAATGGGATCAAGAGATTTGTTCTTGAAGCAGTTGCATCAATATCATCCAAGATTGCAGGACTTCTTGAGAGGGTTGGATTTGATGATGCTTCAGCCAAAATGAAAGGATTCATTGATGGTGTGAACAAGTCACTTGAAAGCATACCTGAAGGAAAAGAAACAAACTTTCAAAGCATTGGTGAGTTCATTGACTCATTGACTGGAAAAGCAAAAGAGCTTATCAGCTCACTCACAGAGATTGGAGTTGCCTCAGAAGATCTTCCTGATCCTTCAGAGAGATTTGATACTCAATCAGCAGGAAGAGCAGACTTGCCATCAGCAACAAATGTTCCACAACTTGACTTGTCAAAAGCAACTGTTGACACATCAAACTTCAAGATAGGGATGGCTGAGACAACAGATGAAATGAGACAACTTGATCACTTCATGAAAGATCAACTTTCTTCAACTTTGGGCACAGTTGCAGATTCATTTGCTGACTTGTTTACTGGTGATGCAGGAGCAGGAGACTTTGGAAGCAGAATCTTGTCTGTTCTTGGGGACTTTGCCATTCAATTTGGAAAGCTTGCCATTGGTATTGGTACAGCTTCACTAAGCTTGAAAAAAAGTCTTTTTGCAAATCCACCACAAGCAATTGCAAGTGGATTGGTTCTTGTTGCTCTAGGTAAAACCATCAAGAATGTAACTGCGAAATTTGGAGAGGGAATGAAAGAAGGTGGGATTGTTCCATCAGGATTTAACAATGACACATTCCCTGCACTGCTTTCTTCAGGTGAGAGAGTCATCCCAAAGTCAAGATCACTTCCTTCAGATATGGGATCAAATTTGAATCTCAGTGGTGAATTTAGAATCAAAGGATCTGACCTTGTTCTGAGTTTAGCTGAAGCAAACTATTCACTTGACAGATGAGCTATGGACTAAAATATTTTTTTACTGACAAGCAAATTGTTGGAACCACTACAACAACATACAGATTTGAGTTGTTGTATGAGGGTCACACTGGTGGTGCAACTGAGTTTATTGGGAAGAATATTGAAAGAAGTTATGATCAACTAGACTTCAGAAAGTTCACACACATTCAAAAGTCTCAATGCAAGGGAACCGTTGCAGTCAGGAATCAAACAGAGAGAGATGCTGTTGAAGAGGTAGCAGAAAGCAAATTCAAAGACTTTAAGGTTCAACTCAAAAGAAACTCAACCATCATTTGGACTGGTTGGTTGTTGCCTGATCTGATTTCTATTGGTGAGCAGAATTTTGGCAATATGGAGACCACCTTCACTGCAAAAGACATTGAACTCAGTGGAGACTTTACTTTCAGCACGAGCACAAACAAGGCAATCACGACCATTGCTCAGATACTGAACACCACTGGTCTTGGATTGGACATCAAGACATCATCCAAGTGGATTGCTTCAGATCAATCAGACACAAGTGATGATGTGTATAATCAAATTTATCACAATGAGCAAAGGTTCAGACAGTTTGCAGAGACATCAGGGAATGTTGACAGACCACTGACAAACAACACTGTTCTTGAATACATGCTCAAGACGTATGGTGCTGTATTAAGACAAGCAGATGGAGACTGGCAGATTGTTCAGCTCTCAGCACTTAATGCACCAAACGCAGTTCCAGTCACCACATACAACAGCTCAGGAGTCAAGCAAGGGTCAGCAAGGGTAAGCACTGACTTGAGAGAGACCATCGCTTCAAATCAAAATTTGAAGATATTAGGCAACAGCGTAGTCAATAATTATTATGCAGGTCTTGAAAAAGTCACATCAACATTTCAGCATGATAGTGATGTTCAATCAATAAAGATTCCAAGATCATTGAGGTTCACTTCTGATCAAACATTCTCTCAGTATTTTGCAGGCAATGGAACCACAACACTCAGGCTTTCTTTCAATTTAGCTATTGCAACAAATGTGAATTCAAACATTGTTGATACTTTTGCAGGAATGAATGTCAAGATTCAAGCAGGCACAAAGTATCTCACAAGCACAATGGCATGGAGTGCAAGTGACTCATCTATTCCCTTAGATGTCACTGGACCAGTTACAATTGACAGTGATGGAAATGATGTTTTTCAAAACAATGGAATAAGCATCATATCAGAACTCATCCCTGATGATGCTGATGGTGTGTTGAGTGTGCTTTTTGATTTCCCTGAGAGCTTGGTTGGTGGAAATGATGTGCAGTATGTTGATCTTAGCAATGTTCAGTTTGATATTGGATATATAGCAGACACTGAAAACAGTGATTCAATTGATTTTGAACTCAGACAGACTCTCTCTTTCAATGAGGTCTATGAGTATGGGAAATTTCATTTTGGAGATGGTCCAAGTGCAGGTTCATTGTCTGCTCTAAAACTTGGAACAGCTTTTTCTGATGGGTTCACATCAACTTGGAAATTGACATCTGACTCAAGCACAATGACTCATCATGAGCTTCTGATGAGAGAGATCATGGATGCAAGGAGAGGTCAGAGAAGAAACATCAGAGGATCTTTTTATGGGGAGTATGAACCAAATAAGATCATTGTCTATGATGGGAAGAATCTTGCTTTTCTTGGTGGATCATGGAACACAAACAGCTATGAATGGAACATCAATCTCATTGAGTTGAACTTTGTCACAGCAGGATCAGATACACTCATATCATATACCAATGCAACTGGTGGTGGATCAACATCATCAACTGGTGGTGGATCAAGCTCAAACTCAACAAGTGCAACCAATGCAAACTTCTTGCAAGTATCGAACAATCTTTCAGACCTGAACGATGCAAGCACAGCAAGAACGAATCTTGGAGTTGCCATTGGAACCAATGTTCAAGCACACGATGCAGAGCTTACCACACTCTCAGGTCTATCTTCAGGGCAAGCATCTGAGTTAGTTGCCATCACAGAGGCAGAGTACACTCAAATTCAGAACATTGACAGTGTTACCATATCTAATGCTCAGTTTGGATATTTAGGAGCTCTTGATCAAAGTTTGACAACAACAAGCGATGTTCAGTTTGATGATATCACTGCAAGTGGAACCATTCGAACTAATGAGCTAGATGCTCAGTCTGATTTATTTTGGAACACTTCCACAGAAGTTTGGAACACAAGTGACTTCTACATCACTGGATCAATAAATTTAGCAGGTAGCTTGTACATTACGGATGAATTAGATGTGTCAGAATCTGTGTCAGTAGGTACTACTTTAGATGTAGCTGGAAACACTACACTAGGTGGTACTTTAGATGTGACTGGTAACACCACAATAGGTGGATCATTGACATTGACTGGATCTGCTGACTTCAACAGCACAATGAATCTTCAAGGCACACTCACAACACAGTCAGACCTTCAAGATGATGGTTTTGTTGCAACCTTTGGTGGAGCAGGTTATCAGATCAAAGCAAACGGAGATGCAGAGTTTGGAAATGTTTTAGTCAGAGGAGCATTATCAGTTTTTGAATTTATCGCAAAACAAATCTCAGTCATTGGTGGAACTGAAGTCTTGACCATTGCAACTGGTATTGTTGAAAGTTCAGCCACAAATCAGATCACTTTACAGATGAAGGATGGAACAAATTCAACTTCATTCAAAAGCAATGATCTGATCAGAGTACAAGTTGTGGACATCAATCAGAACTTTGAGAATGATGGGGCAACTCCTGCACAAATTGTGAGAAGCTACAAAGGACAAATCACAAACATTTCAGGAAATGTGATCACAACCATTGATGTTGATGGAACTGCTTCAAGCTTGCAAAAAGGTGATCTGATTGTTGCTATTGGCAACACATCTGACACAGATCGACAGTCAATCATGTACAGAAATGTTGACAGAAAGACTGACAAGCTCATCACAAGAGTTCAGACTGGAATCAACACTCATGATGGCTTTCTCAGTGTGGACAAGACAAGAGTTGCCTTTGGTGATCTTAATGGATACTCAGGATTAAGTGCAGAGACATTTGGTTTTTTTGCAGGAGACAACTCAAATGAACATGCACTAATCACTTCTTCAGGTATATTCTTCAAAAACAACACCACTGTTCTTGCTCAATTGTCAAGCAACACATTCAAAGTTGGTGACTCAACAAACTTCTTGTCATTCAATGGGTCAAGCTTTGACATTGCAACAACATCTTTCAACCTGAACACAGCCAATCTTGACATCAGCAGTGCGAATCAAAATATAGTTATTGGTACGGGTTCGGCATTAATGACTGTGGGTAGAATAGATTTAAGTAATCAAGGTTTACAAATAAACACTAACGGAATAAGTAATCAGAACTACTGGAAACTAGGTCAGGGTACTGTACAATTTAAGGTGGGCGATGGTACTAACTTCTTATCATTTAATGAGAATGCAGGGACATTTGAAATACAAACGCAAGCATTTAGGTTAGACACAACTGCATCGGGTGGTGGTATTGATATAGATTCAACTAACCAAACAATAAAGCTAGAAGATGCTAATAGAATACGAACTCAGGTAGATATAAATAATGGTGCACCTACTGTATCACCCACAAGTCATATAAATGACACAACAACTCATACATTTGATAGTAGTTTAAATGGCGAATATACTACACCATTTACTTTTCAAGCTACAGAAGGTGATTCTATAAGGGTAAATGTTCAAGCTACATTGGATTCAATAAGTGGGACTAATGGAAGTAGAAAAGGTCAGTTTCAAGCAAAATTACTTTTTTCAACTACTAGTAGTGGCACTTATAATGAGGTAGCTAGTGCAATAAGTCAAGTATTTACGTCTACTAATGATGGAGATAATGATACAGTATCATTTAGTTATCATTCTTATACTAGTGGTTTTTATAAAATACAATTAGATGCTAACGCATTTGATGGTGATGCAACTGATGTTGCAACTTTTGATAGTGATTTAATAGATGTAGATTCATTTCCAAGCGTAACAAGAGTTAGTTTAGATGGCGTATTTGTGCAGAATAACGATTTGCAATACGCACAGTTTACTAGAACTAAAAACGAATTAAGTGGGCAGATATTCTTAAAAAACTTACCTGATAGCGACCCTTCTATAAGTGGTCAACTATATAGGGACTCAAGCGGCAACCTAAAAGTATCATTATGACAAACCTAGAATTAATCGAAGCATTAAACCAAGACCTTAGAAAGCTCAACGTTAATTATGAGGCACACGCTATGATTCAACAAATCATACAAAACTATAAACTTCGTATTGAAAATGACGAGCAAAACTAATTATTTTAAAACTCAAACTTAATTGACCTATGGCAAAACTAGAAGTAACAACCATCGCAGCTGGAGCAGCTACGTCTTCAGCAATAGATTTTCAACGGTCAGGTGACCAATTTGAGGTGGGTTCCCTCATCCTAGAAGGAACGTACACGAATACGTCTTTTGACGTACAAGTGCAAATTGAGGACACTTGGTTCGATATATACGACACATTCGGAAACAAGTATAGTGTAACGGTAGCAACTGGTAAGCATTCGTTACCTGCTGATGTGTTTAAAGACGTGAACAAAGTTAGGCTCAAGGGAGCGCAAAACGAAGCGAGCGCAAGAACGGCTAAATTTCTTTTAATAGATATACTAGATTGAGATTATTAGTCTATATATCGCATATTTATTGGGGTGTACTTTCACGCTCCAATCAAGTTTGGAATCAATCAACAATGTATTTTGACAAGCACTAAATTATGGCATCACTAGTAGGACAACAATTAAAAGACACATACGATTCACTATTAAAGACAAGCGACAATGACGCTTTAGG